CGCGCATTTGATCTCGCGTCATTGATAGAGCCCAGCTCACAATTCCTGATAGTTCTGGAGCTAGCTCACCTTCTATACGATCTTCATACACATTTATAAGATTTTTACGTTGAGAAGGAGGGACAACTTTGTCCATGACAATCGTTAAACGACGACGCTCCAATCCGCTACTAATATCGGAAGACGATATGTGTTCGTTAGAAGCAATACAAACCATCAACTCCGGCTTAAAGTTAATCGTCTGTGTCCCATACTTTCGCTCCGCCCTTAAGGTATCAGAGGAGGAAGTAAGTTTTTTTAACGTGTCTAAACGTTTTGAGAAAGAAGCCTCGTCTGTCAGAAGCAATAACCGTTTGCCGATAAGGTTGTGAGTCTCGAAACGATTGGTTTCAATTGTTTCCAAATCGCTTGTATGTGTCCCGCCAAACCCAGCAAGGGCGATCAGAATTTGTTGCAGCGTGGACTTACCTGTACCGCCCGGACCAATTAAGTGAAGAAATTTTTCTCCTGTGACATAACCTGTTACCAACGCACGTAGAAATGCTTGGATAATAACTACCTTCTCTGTTCCGACAGCGTGTTCTAGCCAAGTAATAAACTTAGGACACGTAGCTTTTTTGTCGTAGTCGTAACCTAGCTTTGTTCGTAAAAACAAATCCTTATGGTTACCAGCGTTAAATTGTTGTGTGTCCGGATCTAAGATACCATTCTTAAATGGTATAAAACGGCGCCCTTTGTTCCATATAGAGGTACGTCCGCCATCGATCGAACGTAACATTTTAGCTTTTAGTATTTGATAAACGGAAGCCACGGTAGCTGAGTTGTACTTCGGTAGAACACCAGCTACAACAAAAGTGTCTAGGGTTTTTACAATCCTACGCTTAATATGCTGATCGTCTTGGAGATACCAAATACCTTGGTCGTCGTCGTAAGTAAAGAACTCGTCTAAGGTCGAGTCGAATAAAAAGCGATCGCCGTAGTTGTTAACAATAACATCGGCAATGTCGTTCTCCGAAAACTGCCTGTTGTTTTGCTGCAAGTTTATTAGCTGAGCTGGTGTTGCTGGTGTGGTAACCATTGAATCAGGTGAAGGTAAAGGTGTTGATGTTGATGTTGTTTGGAAAGAATCTTCCGAAAAAATGTCAAAGGCTAGTATTGAATTTACTGGTTTTGCTTTTCTACTCTTGATGTCTGATTTGATTTTATCTGGGCATAAGGTCTCAAAGAGATCTTTATAGTGAGACTTTAACTTTTTCCACGGAGATAATTCTCCATTCTCTACAGCAAGCGAGATAGCTGGCTTCAAAGAAGAAGCATCAGTGATGCTGTTTAAGATTCGGTTAAATTTGCCATCAAGTTCAGGTGCGTAGTCATACAGAGCATAGAACGCACGGTGTGCTATGTCAAGTGGTTTTTCTCGTGTTGGGACTTGTGCTTCCCGTAACCAGTTGCACCAACCTATGATTTCTTTGAGAACCATAGCCATGGCAAACGACCTGTCTTCGACTTGATTGCCTTCGAGTATTTCCTTAACCGTGTTACTGACCAGTTTGCTAATCTCCGCTCCTTCGTCGGCGTATTCGACTTTTAATGCCTCTAACGGATCTGATTCTATAGATTCTTCTTTAGGAATTTGTGTGTAAGCAATATAAGCTTCGTCAATTTTTACCGCTGGTATAAATTTATTTGTAACGCATATGAGATCTTCTCCCTGTTTTGAGCCATAAAAAAGGTTTACTGTTAATGTCGCTCTACGATCTGAGCCCGGAATTTGTTGGGAGATTTGCCTTGTAAACCATTGAAAAAAATCTGGGTCTAATATCGGTTTTTCTAGGCCAAAGACCAATCTAAATCGAGGCCATTCCGCCGTGGAACTAGGGGAGTAATAAGCAGAGGACAGATATTTTTTACAAAGATCTAATTCGAGTGCTTGAGTAGGAGTTAATTCTTGCTTTTGTATTTTTTCACCATCTTCTGTTTTTCCGTCTAATTGATTATCGATGTCAATAATAATCAAGCCTGCTTGAATACATCCAGTTTTATCCTTAATGCGTTTGCCATCTACTAAATGCCACGCACAAAGACCTTCACCTTCTTTTACTTGTTCTGATATAAAAGTAATGCTTTCGGTAACAGGAATCCAATTCTCATTGAATGATTTAAAGTTACCACCTGCACTTATTTTCCCTGTTTTAGGGTTTACATATTTTTTAACTTCAGAATTTAACGAACAGACAAATTGCATGGGCTAGCTCCGTCTTACTATTTTGGCACGATGTCCCGTATTAGACCACGGTCAGACTCGAAAGCTCGGGTTAAACTTTCGAGTAAAATTTCTTTAAAACTTCCATCCACTGTTTCTTGTCTATATCTAATTCGTTAGCACCAAAAGTAAAAATTTGAACTGAATACTCGGGAACAGGAGTAGACACAATTATTCGAGTTTTGTCGATTTTAACTCCTAGACAATGTTCTGCAGCGATAGAATATGCAGCTAGCTGTAACTTTGTCTTTTTTAATTTAAAAACACCACTAACTAAAGCCTTACGAGTTTTCTCGTCCAAATCCATAGTGGGTTTTGGAAACCTATAACTATAAGGACCTGCGGAAGTTTTAAAGTCTGCGAGTACACATTCCCCGTTTTGATCTTTATAAATTATGTCGGGACAACCGGCATAACCATGACCTGTAATATTGTCGTAATAATGAATTCTGCCAATACCATCGTCCCCCACATATTTTGACCACTGTGGCTGGTTGTATGGTTTTTCAGACCACAGTACTTTACTATTTTCTAAAAGCTCATCTAGTTTTTCTGGAAGATCTTGCCAAAAAGGAAGTAAATCCTGGGGCGGTTTGACAATTAGACCTCGGATGTAGTTTTCGACTGCACCGTGTACCCACGAACCTCTTGCCGCTGCTGCATCTGCTACACCCGGATTTAGTACATTCCAGTGAGCTAATTTCCGTTGAGTGTCTTCCGTTTGTGTAGCGGATAAAACACTAGTTACTGAAGGTAGTGGTCTATGTACTCCATCACAAACGTAATGACGTAAACCATCAATTGTTAAACGAGTTTGGGACACAAGTTTGTGTCGAATTAACTAAACTCTAGCGTATCCTAGTTAAAACGCATTAACAGGACATCTATTGACGTTAAAATCTTGTGGGTTATCGTCATCATCGTCTTCTTCATCATCCTCATCGTCTTCGTCTGCACCATTAATAAAGAATTCTGATTTTTGATAATCAAATTCTTTAGACCGACTATTTAAGTCTTCGGCTAAACAGATGCCTGCCATAAAACTTTCTACGACAATATCACCACACTCTTCTGCTGATCTGACGCTACCGTCTGGACCAACGCACTCTTGCAGAAGTTGGTTCGAAACGGTTAGCGCACAGAGCTTATCTAGTTTTTCGTTTAGCTTTGTCAGGTTGTCTACAACAGCCTTTTGAAAAAGCTCGAATTTTCTGCTACGTGATGTCATGTTGGAAGTTCCGGAAGGGCTCCGATGTTTTCCCAATTTACTGCGTAACTGATCATCGTGCCATCCATCCACTTGTCCGGTTTTTGGAAAACAAACCAACAAGCTGTTACAGAGTCTTTAGTCGAACCTACAGCTCGAAATTTTGGCCGTGGCGACAAAACAACCATGTTCGATAATTTATTCTTTAGAAGGAATGTTCTTCGTTTAAACACCGGTTCTAAGAAAGATAACCTATCTAAAAGAGCAATGCCATTAGTCGCTATTGACATTCCGTATTCCATTATGTATTCACTGTAGTCTTTTAAACCCATGGTCGAGCAGACGACCCAATCGTATTTTTTCTCTCGCATGGACACCCACCAGATAGGATCTAATAAGTTATCAGGGTCTTCATTTGTTGTGACTGTATATTTATGTTTTTGAAGTTGTGTGCTTAAAACGTGTTGCGGATCGTAAGGAACTAAGATGTTTCCCGATATAAACGTGTGCTTAATCAGCGTATGGGTCACCCCATCTGGAACTACATAAAAATCAGTCATGAGGATCATGTGGAGATTCACAGTGTAATGACAGGAAGGTTGCCTGTCTACTAAAGAATGGTTATAGTCGTCATATTCCAGGTTTATTAAATGTTAAATCTTGAGTGGCTTGATACAGAACAGAATTTTTTACACCAGCGAGTTCTCAGGGACGCTAGGAAGCTAGACAAAGAACAGCTTATAGAGGTTTTTGAAATGATACATAGACAGCATCTGTTACATAAACGTTTATTTTCGGCTTTGTCTTCTTGGTGTGTTCGCTCTGGCGTAATGCTTCCTCCGTTAACGGAACTTTTAACTCCACGTGAAGTTGACCATCCGTTAAAACGAAACTCTACTAAATGTTCTTCCAGCTCAAACGGTGAATAATTCTATATATTTGAGTTTTGCTCATACCATATTTGATGCTTAATTCTTTTTGAGTCTTACCTTCTCTATATAGTCTTCTCAGATCTCTGACATTTGTATCGGTTAAGATTGCCCCTGGGTTACAAGATCCTTGTCTAGTTCTGCTTTCCTTTTTATAAGGGTTTATTAATTTGTGACCATCTTTTATTAACAGAATCTCTTCTGTCGTAAATTTCAAGCCACACGTAGGGCAGACGCGACGCCTTGTTTTTCCGTTTTTTTTCTGACGGACAGTTAAGACGTTTGTAACAACACTGGTGCAGTTTGGGTTCGGGCAAAACATTGTAAAAATTTAAAATAAAAAGCGCCGGGGATACCGACGCTCACTTGGCTTCACTTGTTTACTGTACTCTAAAAGTCAACTCCTAGAGCTTTGGCCTGTTCTTCCGTAAGCTCAACAGCCTTTTTTCTTTTAGGTTGCGGAGGTTCAGGTGTGACTACAATTGCCTCTTCTGCTGCCTCAGCCTTTGCAGGAGCAAACATACGAGTTGAACCCTCCAAAGCTTGCGGCCTTGCAGCAGCAAACTGAGCTTTAATCTCAGAATGATCTGAGCCAAGCGGCAGTTCTACCAAGTCCGAACCAGGGATGTGAGACTTCAAACAATGCACTACAGATTCAGTTCCCGTCGAATCGAGCCACGCGATAACGTCCTCGACCAATTTTTCTTCAAGCTCATTTTGAGCCGGACGGTCTTTAAACTCCAGAGCATTAAAATTGATCTTGGCACCATCTGCTCCCGTTACAGGATCCCGTTCGTTAAAAGAACGAGTCACAAACTTACTAGATGTAATCACTGAAGCGCAATTAATCCTGTTGTTATACAGGGTTTGGAAGTAGGCGATAAAGTTCTTTTGACTGGACTTACCTGAGATCATCGCAGTGGTAACACAGCGTGGCGGTAAGAGCCGATGCTTCGGAGTTACACCGATAAAAGCAATACGCATGAACTCTTCTTGGTTCCGCATTCCAAGATTTCCAAAGTAAGGTGTAAACCCTAAAAGGATAAATTCAATTGGAATCCCATTGTCGTTTGCATCGATGATTGCAGAGTCAGAGTCTACATCAGATTTCCAACGGCGAGCTTGAAGGTCAATTCGTAGTGTGTGAGGAGGAACGTTGGCGAGAATTTCGTCTTCGGAAAATTTACCGGCAATAAAAACCATGATTAGGTACCTGAATTAAAGGGAAAAATCAATTGAACCAATAGCCGCCGCAGCAATTTTACCTTTTTCAGGATCCACTGCTTTTTTGGGGGCGGACTTCGATGACTTGGGAAGATAAAGAATCTTGTCCAAGGTGTAATTTAAGTAATTTTTATCATCTTTTTCGCTAGTAGAGACTTTACCAACTGCAATTGTTGGTGTGCCTGGCGCTAAATCTGATAGTTGTTTAGATAACTCAGCCCACGCTGTCAGTTTAAACCAACATGTCTCGGCGTTATCCGCTTGCCAAGCAAGGGAGCGATTCGTGACGGTGGTGTCTGAAAGCTCTACTTCGTCAGCTTTTGGACCTAGACCGCCTGCAGCAATAAACAAGTTGATTGCCAACAAATCATCAAAGTTATCTTTTGAGATAACCAGCATGGGTTGCATTTGAAGTACACCGTCAACTGTGGCCCGCGTGGGACCAATAGCTAAGACGGAATCATGCTTAACTAGTTGTTGAAGTAGTTTTCCTACATAATGGTTTTTGTCTTGAATTAGTTGGACTTTTGTTAATACTCTTTTGTCGTTTGACGGGAGAGCATCAGCCAAGACGTTAATAACGCCTTCGTTATCCTGAGCGGTGTCCGTTATCTTCAGACCCAACAGAAAAATGTTCATGCTTTAGTTTCCGATAAATGGTTGAGCGATGCACCTTTAGTGCCTTGGCTGCTTGGCTTACGCCAGAACCTTGGCTTATGAATGCTAGTAGCATATTGGTATCTCCGCCAGTTAATTTCGAGTTTTTTCCGGTTCTGTAAGAGAAGTGATAAGGGTTTATGCAGGATTTGCAATTGCAGCTCGGACGAGCAAGAGCTCCCTCTCGTGGTATATCTAAATATTTTAGAATTAAATTTCTTACGTAGTAACGTTGTTTAAACGCATATAAACAAGGTACATTATTACTGAAAGGACCTTCCCAAGGAGTACAAACTTTGTAATCAAATAAGTTTAAAGCTAATTTTTTAAATAAGGTAGAGAGTAATGTTTGTTTGTAAGAGCCATAGTGCAGCGTAAAAGAAGTTGCGTCTAAAGCACGACAGATATCTTCAGCTTGCGCTACAGCGTGGTTACTGTTGTTAGCCTCGATATCAAGATCTATTAACTTATCTTCCTGAGATATTTTAACTCTATACTTTCTCTCTATGTTCATTAGATGTAATTAGTTGCCATATTTTGCTCTAGCATATGCAAGAATGTAGTCGTCCTCACCAGATTTTGTCGTATTTTGATTAGTTGAAGCAGCTGGTGCTGGTGTAGTAGAAGCCGAGTTTCTTTCCTGGGCTTCTTTTGAATTTTTAATATTATTGATTATTTGATCTATTGAAGACGGAGTAGAAGCTGCCTCTTTTGTCCAATAATCAAACCCTTCTTTATCTGGAGCTCTTCCTAAATACTGGTTGTAAGCTAGACTTATTTTTGATTCATTTGTTATTGGTAGGGAGACAGATTGTTCGTATTCCTGGGCGGGTGATGCCTGTGTAGGCGTAGAACTTGTTGGTAGAGAGACAGATTGTTGATATATTTGAGCCGGTGATGACTGCGCGGGCGGAGAACTTGTTGGTTGAGGAGTTTGTTTATTTTTTAGATAACTCTGTGATGTGGGGTGCAGCCCAATTGCTTTAAGTGTATCATCTAGCGTTGCTTTTCCTGAAGTTACTTCATTCATCCAATAGTCAAACCCTTCTTTATCCGGTTCCGCCACACCTAAATACTTTTCGTAAGCCTGATCTATTTTATTGGCAGACTCAAATGTTTGATTTGGAGCATAGAAAGCAGTCCCTTCTCGGGTGTAGCCTAAACCTGGTAAAGTTTCCTGTTCCTGAGGACTGCTTGTGTACAGATGAGCACCCATAGCGGGGTTGTAGTAGCGTTCTACAGCGGTAGTTCCTGGGCGAGCCGTGGTATATGCTTCTCCAGCAACACCTTCAATATTGTATCCAGCACCCGCAGCAGTGTCTGCTTCTTGTTTATTAGCTGTAAAGAAATGTTTTCCAGTTGTTGGGTTAAATAAACGATATATGTCGGTTGCTCCTTCTGCCTCATTTGAATCAGCAAACAAATTAAAAGAAGGTCCTTCCTGAGCAAACCCCGCTCCAATTCCTTCTTGTACATTTGCTGTATAAAAATGACCCGCCCCTCCCGGTTTTTGAAAACGTGTCATAGCTAAAGTTTGCGGTGTTTTACCCAACTCAGGTAATGCCGCAGTCGTCGGTGTCGTCGTTTGAGCCGGAGCTTCGGTTTTAGTTTCCTCTTTAACAGGCGTAAATACAGACGGAGTTTTTTTATCCTCCTCTAAAATTTTCTTTGTTTTCTCGTCAACTAAATCTGTAGGGCCTGTACCTGTAGGTGTACCTCCCCCAACTGTTTCTATTGTTTTTGATGTGTCCGGTCTTGTTATAACGGGAATAACCGCATCTTCATAATCGAGTGCCGGAGCTCTTCCTGCCGGAGGTTTAAACGTATCTTCATAATCGAGTGTCGGAGTGCTTCCGCCTGGAGGTTTGAACCCTCCTCCAGGTGACGGTGTAGGACTTGTTGGTTGAGTAGGGCTAGGACCTGTTGGTTGAGTAGGGCTAGGACCTGTTGGTTGAGTAGGGCTAGGACCTGTCGGGAAAAACTCCGTGGGGATAGCTGGCTCTTCTGTTTTATCAGGTCTTTTGTAAGTTAATACCCCACCTCGTTTATTTAAAGGTTTACCTGAATATGATTTTTCTTCCTCGATTTTAAATTGGTCTCCTGCAAACTTAGTCGGTGTAAGATAATCGCTTATAAATGTCTGGAGTAAAGGTTCATACTCCGAAAAATCTGACTCTTCTTCAGGAGATTCAGAATCAGGGTTTCCACCGGCAAGACGGAAAGGAGTGGAATAAGTCATAATTTTATACCGTAGTTTAAAACAAGTGGTTAGTAAGTAAAGCTAGAAAACAAAAAAGGAAAGGAAATGCCGTAAGGGCTCGCATTGTTTCCTTCCTGGTTAAAAATATGTTCTTTTAAACGCATTGAGTTTTTTAGTTCTGTTTTATAATAGCAAGTTTATGAGTTATTTCTTCGAACCATAAACCTATGCAATCTGTGCCCTTTACGAACAACTATGTCTAAGGTTTTTGCGCGTAAAGAAGCTTCTTCATAAGTAGTAAACCGCTCTGCTTCGTCTCGTTCTGCACAGTAACTAACGACTTTATTGCCTTGTAAAAATGAACGTAGATAATCCCCATCAAGGTTTTGGATAACCCACGCCTCTCGCAGTGTTAATTCAGGTTTTGCAGCCATTTCAACCTGTGTTGAAAATAAAGATTTCTCTGCAAGTTTAGTCATTTTGCGGCCCATGAACTTCCTACAGAAGCGTCAGCAGAAGAAGGAACTGATTTTAAAACTGTTTCAGCCGATTTGATCATGGTCGTCTCAAGAATCTCTTTATAATTCTCAGCTAATTCTTCCTTTACTTCCAGAACCAATTCGTCGTGGACAGCAGCGACCAATCGAACATCTTCATTCAAATGTTTGTTTAAATCCGCAATTGCCAATTTTAAAATATCAGCTCCACTTCCTTGGATTAGTGTGTTGGCGCTGCACATCATTGTCGCGTCATCGTAACTTAGTAACCGTCGTCTTCCGCAAGCTGTTCGAATATAAGCCCAACCTTCTTGTACCAAAGATGCTCTTTCTTGGTGCCACGCCCGTAAGCGAGGGTAAGCCAAGTGAAATGCCGCGTGGGCAATTTTAGCTTCCGATAAACTAATCATCTTTCCGCTTTGAGCAGCATACGTTTTATATTTTCGGTAACCCATACCGTATAAGAGAGCAAAGTTCAGAGTCTTACCTTCCTGCCTCTGCTCCTTTGTAACCAAAGAAATGTCAATTTTATAGATCAGGCTGGCAGTCAGGGTGTGTAAGTCGATGTTTTTAACAAAAGCTTCTTTCATCTGAGCTATGTTTATGAGCTCCGCACCGAGGCGTAACTCGATTTGAGCCCAGTCACAAATAACCAACTTATAACCTGGAGCGGCAATAAAGCATTCTCTAAAATCTTTTGACCTTGGAACTTGCTGAATGTTTACTGCAAAAACGGTTTTTTCCTGTGTTTTAGTTGTCTTGGGGGATCCGTTGCTGGTAAAACGTCCGGAGTTTGCACCTACTTGGTTATAACCAGAGTGTATCCTATGGGTTACAGGGTTTATGTTACTAATTAATTTATTTACATGTTCTAATCGAG